TAACTCATGTGTTCCTTTACTATAAAAAATAAAAGCGTCGGAGGACGCTTTTGTTTGAAGTTGTTATTCTTATTATTCGCCACTATCTTCGGGAGCTTCAACCTCTTCAGCTGCAGCAGCTTCTTCATTTAGATTTTTTAGAATTGCAATGATTGCCGTTTCTGGCATAACAAGTAACGCTACGTTACCGAACACTACCGTTTCACCAGCTTTCTTGTTGTATAAAACAACATCACCTTCTTTAACAATTGTTGGCACGAAGTTGCCAGTTCCTGTGGCATGGAAACCAGGACCGACACCAACGACAACACCCTGATACTGCTTCTCAGCAGCTAGAAGTTGAATACCGCCAGCTGAAACTGCGTCACCTTCCATCTCTTTGATAGCAACCAAGTCATGAAGTAATTTAATAGCCATTATTCTTCATCTCCCTCTGGTGCAGTCATCTTCTTGCCTTCTGCAATTGCTTCATACAGGAACTCGAAGTGCTCATTCTCAGCTTGGAGATTGGAGTAGTTGTGATTGTACATCGTTTTAGCGATCTTGTTGATTAGCTTCTTTTTGATACTGAAGCGGTCTTCGATACTTGCAACGACGGCTTTGATATCTTCCTTCCTATCGTCAATTTCTCTATAGATACCAGTAATCTTGATGATTTCTGCTTTCAGTTCTTTTATTTCGGTTGCGTTAATGAAAACGTCGCTCATTATTGTTATTCTCCTCTTGTTATAATTATTAGAGTATTATCCCTTTTAAACAAAAAAGGAACAATAGTTTTATAAAGGTTTGTAGAATTTGTGTGCGTCGATCTTTGCGACCAACTGCATTTCTGATGACCACTTAGGTTTGATGTAGTCAGCGTGGTAGAAAAGTGCACCATTGGTAAAGTCCATCACACCTTTAGATTTAGCCTGATGTAATAGTCTACCTGCTAGATTATAACTTGCAACCCACACTTTGTGGTTCATTGGATAATCAGACTTACCATCTTGTGTCCAAGAGAATTGTCCGATCCTACGTCCTCTAACTACTTTGCTCTGCCAAACTACACCACAAACATCATCAGGGAAGTCAGGAGAGTTAACACGATTGAGTGTTACTAATGCTACTGCTATTTGTCCTCGTTTGCTTTGATTTCTTGCTTCGAAGTATATGTTCTTTGCAAGGCAGATACGCTCACGATCAGCTGTATTGAGTTTCGGTGCCGATACTGTCGGTACTCGTCTCTGAATCGTGCCGCTATAGGACTTTGCGGGTTTAATAGGTTGGGGGTCAGCCATAGCAAGAGCTAACGCGCCTACGGTATAGACTGTTAATAATAAAGCAACGCTTCCTGCCAATATTCCAGACCGTGTAAAGTTCTTCATAGTGAATATTCCTCTTACGGAAAAATAATTTTACTATGACTAACGTCTGGAGTCAACAGCCCTACGGTCGATAATTAAAATAATTATCGATTAGAGGTGAGAAAACCATGACCTATAGTCACCAGGGAAATCTGCTGGATTATATAAGTATGGTTTGGTTGCAGCTACATGGAACTTAGCAATGTATAGTTCACCAGCTGCAATCTCAGCTATTGCATTTATGAAATGTGGACCACTAGGAAATACAACCATAGTGCCACGTTGAGGATTGAAGCCGAACTGGTGTTGAGGAAATTCTAGCTTTCCACCATACACTTCATACTCTGAATCGAATGGAACTTTATCTTGGTAATCGCTCAAAAAGACCACAGCGGTGAAGTCGCGATCTTTGGTTCGCATCCATTTCTTTCTAACATAGTTGCTATTCTCACAATGGACTTCAGGTACACACCCTTCGTAGTAAACCTCAAACATTGTGTGTTCGGTTCCTAGATGTTCGTAGTTGTAGTACTGTTCAAGAATAGGAATATAGTTCTGGAATCTGCTGTAAATAACTTGCTCAGATTCTTCATGTCCTCTAATCATGGGAAGTGGATTACCTTCTGCATCAACATCGGGCATATACAAACCCAAATTATCCACAATTATTTCACAAGACTTTGGGGTCAAGAAATTTGGTACAACAAAAAATGGTGCTTTAGCTTTAGCCATATAGATTTAGTTTTCGATTATGTTTTGTAGTGTATCAATTGCCGCCTTAATGCTTTCGTGAACTTCAGAAAGCGCATCCATTGGAACTTCATCATTCTGAACTTGTTCCTGGATGTAACTCCAATCGATATCTTCATATCCTTCGTCCATTGAAGGATCAATTTTAAACTTACCAGCCTGAAGAGCATTTCGTCCAACTAGGACTGGGTATTCCATCTTACCACGGTCATTTAGATTGAACATCACACCATTCAGCAACTTGCCGTTGACACGAACATTTAGTTCAATTACAGGACGGTATTCAACACCACCATCAGCAGACTTAACAGCTTGCTGATCAGCTAATGGCATAGTCATAACGTTCTGTGATAATTCAGGACACTTGAAACTAACGTTTCCATTATTAATGGACCACTCAACTGCATGAAGTGAACACACATCAGCTCCCGTGTCAACTTTACCTTTCAGCGCAACACCACCAGGTAAGTTAGTAATGCGAATCTCAACAGCACTACCAATGAAGTTATCACCATTCTCACCTTCACGAATAGGTAGACTACCACGTGCAACATTGGTAGTTTTTACATCATAAGGAACAAGTGAGAAGTTACGTGATACAGACCATAAGAAGATAATCCAGTTATTAAGACCAATCTGCTCAACTTCTTCCTTGTGTTTGCGTAGTGATGCATCAGGGGTTGAATAAACAACCACACCTTTAAGACCTTCTAGCATCATTTCTTCCATTGTGTAGGAAGATGACGATCGGCGACGATAAGTTACACCACCAATAGAGAAGGTATCAGGTAGATCAAAACCACCTTTTACAAATAGATTCTTGATCTCATCTAAAGTTTCGAAATTCATTTTTGGCTCCGTTGGTATTCTTTTATGCGTAATAGCAATGGTTTCACATATTTATTAATCTTTTCCTTGAATACCAAAGGTACCAGACCACGTTCCACAGTCATTAGGATCGTGATATCTTCAATAGGTTCACCAGTCAATTCGTGCCACATAATAGCATAAGCTGTACATTGTAAGAAATAATCTTCAATGTTTTCGCGGCTTTTGTTATTATTAGACGTCTTAAAATCAATTATGCTGAGAACACCATCATATTCACCAATACAGTCAACACGACCTGCAACACCAAGTTGATCGCTCCAAAGTGCAACTTCTTGGCAGCGTATATTGTTGATATGATTTAGGTAAGGCTTGAGTTGATTAAACCCCTGAACATACTCCGGTTTGTATCCTCTCGTGAAGTCTTGCTCATTATTAATGTAGTGTTCAATCAACTCATGAACGGCTGTTCCTCGAGCTGCACAACGTTCAGTCTCTTTCTTGGCTTTCTTGTCACCAAGCATGTTGCGCCACTCTTTAAGATATGGCTTTTCTTTTTGCCCGAGAACAGTGGTAATCGAAGGATACTTATTTCCTTCGGGAGTGATATAGAACCGTTTGCCGGTGGCGGATTGCTCCACCTTCGGCTCAGGTATCTGAACTGTGTTTTCAACATGTATAAACATGTTAGTATTTATGGGGTTAAAAGCAGTGGGTTTTTATTGACCGGTTGGGGATTCAGTCTTCTGCTTTTGGGCCTGGCGAATCTCAAGTGCCTTGAGTTGGGCACGAAGATTAGCAATCTTCACAGCAATAGGATCATGCTCCTTCTGTGCCTCACGCTTTGCCTGGTTAGCATCAATTACACCCTGGCGAGCCGCTTTATCAGGATTTCTGTGGGCGTTTGCAATCTGCTGGCGAGCTTTAGATGGATCGTCCGGATCAATCTCCATGCTCATTTCTCTTTCTGCCAAAAGGAACTCTTTAAACGTCATTGTTAACTCCTTAGCGCTTGAGTTTCTGCATGATTAAAGCGGCAAGATCTGTTGAAGACATTGCAGATTCTTCTTCCTCTTCGGAACCTTCCTCGCCTTCGTCTTTTGCCAGATCGTGCTTATATCTGGCCAATTTAGCCAATTGTTTGGCTTCCTTGTCTTCATCAGCTTTATCTTTGTAGTAAGATTCCATATCTAGAATCTCTTCTTCTTGCTTAACCTTTTCGGCAGCAGCTTGAGATGCGAATGATGATTCTTTGGCCTTAGCCTCAGCTTCTTTAGCTTTTGCTTCAGCTGTGCGCGCCTCTGCATCAGCTTTCATCATGTCAATGACTTGCTGAAGTGCAGATGTAGCAGCTTCTTCGTCACCACCTTCACTACCACCTTCACCTTCAAGATCACTAGCTTCAGCGTCGAGATCACCCTCTCCACTGCCGGCAGTCATTTCCTCATCACCACCCTCTTCACCAGCTTGACCCTCTTCGTCGCCTACTTCCTGCTCTTCTTCCTCATCGCCCTC